TCTTCATCGCATATAACGTTTGACAGCTTTACCCCGTATTGATTGCATAGCGCCCGAATTTCGCCGACCAACGTAGTGATAGAGGTTCGGCTATATGTTTTCAGATATATGAGGTTTAAACCCCTCCAAACGCATACCACGGACCTATCCTTTCCCAGGCGGGCTACGTCAGCTGTAATGTAGAACTCCTTTGCATCCAGTTCCACGTCCCTGAAACAGCGGAGCAGGTCGTCGTAATTAAATATGCAGTCGGTTGCGTCGTCGTACTCCCAGTCACCTTCCAGCAGGCGACGTCTGTCCAGTTCTGGTAGCCTGGATAGCGTGAGCAAATAGGATTCTGGTAGGTGCGGGTTGTCATGAGGCAGTGCTGGAATGAACGCTATGTACGGAGGCAGTGTTCCCTGCTTATGTGGCACGTAGATTTCGTTGTATAGCCACCCCTTAGACGGGTTGCAGGTCATTATTCCAATGGGAGGTATGTTGTACTCCTTTAACTTAAATCGGACACGGCTCTTAACAGTGTCGACTGCTTTCTTAGACACCTGGCTAACTTCGTCTATGAACCAGTCTGTAATTTCCAGCGACCCCAGGCGGTCGAAATTTACATCGGACGGGTATGCAAACAGGTCCTTAAGGATTATTTCAGAGCCATTGGCAAAGGTTATAATGTTGCTCTGTCCATTAAAAACAAAATCGGTTCCGCTCTTTAAGCCGAACAGCGCCGCCACCTCAAAGAAAGTCTTAAGGGTCGTCTTTTTTAATGCATCCAGCTTTGAACGGCCAATGAGTCCCCTGGTCCCTTTGTAAACAAGCCGCCGCTGTATCTGCCAGGCGCAACCCAGAAACGACTTGCCGCTACCAGCCGACCCTCCATATAGCACAGTTTCAATTCCACTGTCTACTGCCAGACACTTTAGCGCCTGGATGTGTTTAGGGGTAAACTCTATCATTTGTCCAGGGGCCGTAGCGTAGTGTCCAGGGCTATAAAACCTAGTATGCCCGTTATAAGTATCCACAGGCCCGCCTTGCTTTCCTCTGTTACTAGATAAACAATTAGGTTTGCGAATCCAGTGGCGGCTAGCATGTATAGCAGAGCCTTTAGCGTGTTTTTGTATTTCATTTTAGCGCCTTTGTTAGGTTAAAAATAGGGTCCTCAGTTATCATAAACAGCCGCTCAAAGATAAGCCGCATGCGAACGTTGTCCCGTACACTTGGAATCATTGACCGCCTGGCTGCTAGCACTGTTAACTCCAGTAGAAGGTCGTCTACTTCAGCCTGTAGCTGGGGTGTTAGGTTGTCTGTGTTAATCATTGGTAACCTCCTTTTGACTTTCTTTATCTTCCTGCTCCCATTTTTCTAACTGCTCTCGCAGTTGCTCAATAAACCTGTCACGCTCTCGCAGGGTAAGATACCCAAAGACAATCGGCATACACAGTAGTATTGACACGAGTATGGTAAGTATTAGCTGCATCATTGGTCGCCTCCTTCGCTTTCTGGCGTGTATGTTTTACCCGTTCTAGGGTCATATATTACCGTCTTACCAGTTCCAGGTTTGCATTGAGGTGGTCCCCCTTCTGTTTTTATGTTTCTTTCTATTTCCTCTTTAAAACGAACTTCACGGTATGAGCGGTAGTCTAACTCTACTCCATTGTAGATAGACGTTCTAAAGGCTCTATTTGGCCCCACAGGTAGTTTGTCAAACTCCTCCATTAGCTGTTTCTCGAATGGCGTTCGTATATCTACGACCTGGCGTTCGGGTTCTGGTTCCCTGCTAGCGTCCAGATTAGCTGCCACGTCCTGTAGGATTTCCAAAACTGGCCCCGACCCGACTACGTCGTAAAGGTTCGCCTGCTCCTTTCGTTCGCGTTTGTAAGCGATAGCCTGCATGCGCTCCGCTTCATACTTTCTGAACCAGCCCATTATAACCGAACCGTCCAGGCGGTTGTAAATTTCGCCGTATAAACCGTTGGCCCCTCTGTCCAGGCACAGCTGAATGTCCTCCAGGCTATACATCCAGTATGTTTCTATGAGCATTTCCGTCAGGCTAGCTATCTGCATACCGTTCATGTTACGCTCTACGTTTACCAGTTGCGTAGCCCTGGTAATAATTATGGCGACCTTTTCTTTAGTCACCTGGGCGTCTGCTTTTCGCAGTGCGCTAAGTTGCGGAGTCGATAGTGCCAGCTCTAAGGAAACTGAGGGCCTCGGTTGCCAATTCTTGAGCGCGGTTAACTGAGTCGACGGTGTTGTTCTTTCGGGTAAATTTTCCATTTTTATCGTATTTTTCTGCGTTGTTCATCCAGTTTCGAGCGGCGGCCTGCCAGTCGCGCATTGGGTTACGACCGACCTTCCAGCCCTGGCTGGTATAGTAGTCGTAAAACCCCTTTGCCTCTGTAGTTACGCGGGCAGGTATCCATCGTGAATTAGCCGCCGCGTTTCTTTCTGACATAAACCCCTCTACCTCGTTAACAGTTGGAGGTGTAAAGCCCTGCTTTACGTTTCTTTGTTTATTGGTTTCTTTGTTTGTTGGTTTATCTATGGGTACACTGCTGACTATAGTGCTGGAGCTATGCTGTGTCAGTGCCGTATCCAATGCCGTAGTAGGTGCTGTGTCTTTTTCGACACGGCTAACCGATACAATAGTACTGCTAAACTGATTACGGGCGGCCTCGACTATTCGTATAAACCCCCACTGCTCCAGGTCGCGCAATGCGCTATAGTAGGTCTGCTTATTTCCTATGCTTAATCCGTCCATGGTAGCTTGTGTAGGTACGCCTATTTCGCTTTTCCAGCCTAACCTGTTATTCAATTCGACTATCCAAAGGTAAAGCGCCGTATGTTGAACCTTTGCCTCTTTATGCTCGAATGCAAAGTCGAACCAGCGCCGCGTAAGTGAGTATCCGTTATTCATGTTTTTTTATGTATGACTGAACTAATGTAACGAAATCTTCGACGCTGCGAACAACCCGAACTGCATAGCCTAAATTTATAAGGGCGGCATGTACTATTTTCTGGTCCTGCGATAGCTTTCCGCTGGATGTCTTCATTTCAATAAATAGTCCATTATGCTTTCCATTGTTATAAAGGACCATTAAGTCGGGCATGCCTTTTAAAGCGCCCTCCGCCTGGAGCCTATTCCATTGCTTAACCCTCTGGAGCGCGTTGCCAGCTAACAGCGCCCCATTAGGTATGCTAAAGATGACAACCCTGGGGTAGGTGTACTTAAACCACCTAACACAGGCCTGTTGCATCTTACTTTCAATATGCCTCATAAAAGCGTTTTAAGGCCGTTTTGAGCGTTTGTTTTACGTGGGCGGCGTCTTCAGCTTCCTTTAAGATTAAACTCGGCACACGGTCCTGCATATGCCTATATTCATACTCTGACAGGTGCGATAGCTGGAGGTCGACTCCGCTTTCCAGGTTTGGGGTAATAGCGCTAACGTCATAACGCTTGGTTGTTTTAACCGCTATGTTCTTTTCGCGGCCATTCCAGATTGTAGCCAGATAGTAGCTACTGTTTAAAGGGTGTAATTTCATTTCTTTTCGGGTGTTAAAGTTTTTACAACGTCCTCACATTTACAGCGGAGTACGGTACAAATGTGAACAAGGCTTTTTAGCTTTATACTGCTAGGGTCCTTTACCCAGTACTGCAATGTTCGGTAGCTAATGGGGTAGCCGTGCGCGTCCATAGCGCGGGCAAATGCCTTAAGGCTACCTGTCTTTGTGGTAATTAGTTCGGATAGTTTACTCATATTATTTTAGGGCGTTTTTATGACAATACTTTTCTATTGTGGCTTCAATTAGCCACTGAACGTCGCGCTTAAGTTCCTCTGGTTCCTCTGGATAGTCTGGGTCTAACTTTGTTACGCGGTCGACCTCGTACTCAATACCAGCGTCACTGATTACTTTCTTAACTCGAAACGTGTAAACGGCGTCTAGTTCAATGCGGCCGTAGTAAGTTACCGATTGCTCCACTACTGTGGGGTTAATCTCGATTAGGTTTTTTTCCATTTTTGTTATAATTTTGGCGAAGATACGCAAAAAAATGCGCCGCGCAACTTTTTTCGTAAAAAAAATGCAGGACTGTATCAACTGGGAAATAACAAAATACTATAACGCCTGGCTGAGTAAGGCTCAAAGGCTTACCAAAAGCAAGGACAAAGGCTCCGATTTATTACACATCGTAATAGAGCGGCTGCTCAATAGGCCTGAAGAAGATATAGTGGACCGTGCATGCAACGGAAAGTTGAACAGCTATGTGACCAGGGCTATATGGGTTAGCTGGCACAGTAGTAGCAGCGACTACCACAGGGTATACAGAGGAAAGCAGGTACTAAACACACCTGTCGAGCAGTTAGCCAATATGACGGACGACGTTTTTATGGGGGCAGCTATAGATGGCGAATACGTCTTTAACTATCTATCCAGAGTAAACGAGCATGACGCGGTGTTACTACGTCTGTACGCTCAACCAGATTTTGATTATAGCACTATTTCACGGGAAACGGGAATACCAGTGCGTTACCTATACAAAGCAGTTGAAAAGGCCCTAAATAGAATTAGAAAGCATGTTAAATTTAAGCGTAACCCCAACGGTTAGAAACAGTCGGCTAGAGAAGTGTCAGGCATGTAAGTTCTTTCAGTCGAACTTTGGTACCTGCGGAACACCTGTAGTCGGAAAGTACGTAGAGTTGCCCCAGAACGAGGCGACATACTACAAAGAAAAGATACGCCTTTGCGGATGTGTCATGAAAATAAAGACCAAGTTAAAGTTCGCCAGCTGTCCGATAGGCAAGTGGGGACCCGACTATTTAGACGGGCAACTGCTCGAAAAAATGCGCGGGTTCCTGGAGGGTATCCTCACTAAGTCGTCACTGAGCTGGGAGGAGGTTGTAGAACTTTACAATTACATCAACAGTCTGTCGAAACGTCGATACAAGGTAAGTAGCTGCCCGACCTGTATAGCCAACTTTATAACGGAGTTAGCCGAACACCTGGGTATTAAACACGTCGACCTTACGACCCTAGTAAGTAATCATGAACTAACCCCAGATTTAAAACAACTGATTAAGCAAACAAAAAATGGAGACACAACTAATAAAGCTAACTAAGCTAAAGAACGCGAAAGGAAACCCGCGCTTTATTAAGGACAACAAGTATAAACAGCTGGTCCAGAGTATTAAAGAGTTCCCCCAGATGCTTGAGGCCAGGCCCCTCGTTGTCAACATGAAGTATGAAGTACTGGGCGGTAACATGAGGCTTCGCGCCTGTAAGGAGCTGGGCATTGCGGAAGTACCCTGCGTCATTGTCGACTACACTGAAGAACAGGAAAAGGAGTTTGTCATTAAAGACAACGTAAGTTTTGGCGACTGGGACTGGGACATACTAGCAAACGAGTGGCCGCAGGAACGCCTCATAGAGTGGGGTATGGACTCATATAACTTTGGAGCTAGCCCTGACTTTCTGGAGGTTCCCGACATCGACCAGATAGACGTAACCCCCGCTAACCCGTCTGGACCAGTAAAAGAGCCTACAGCCGCTACAGAGGGTTTTGTAAAGCTAGAGATTGTTCTACGCGAAGATTATAAGAAAGAGGTTGTAAAACTCTTAAACCAAATCCAGACCGCCCAGAACTGCACAATGGGCGACGCATTGTACCACGGCCTAATATCTTCAAACTCACATGGAAAATAATAGCTTTTTAGTATTCGACAACCGCCTGGCTGGAATGCTTTACGACGACAGCGACCACCCTAACTATCCTATACGGTATTACAATGTAATAAACGGCGCTGGATTAACTCCACATACCACTAAAAGTTACTTTGTTTACATATATGAAGGGGCAACCGCAGTAGCGGTTGGAGACAGGCCACATATACCAATGGTAAAGGGCATGTATTTTACGGCTAAAGGCGACTTTTGCTTTCACGGCGACTGCTTTAGAGCGATAGTTATTGAAGTAATAAAGGACCACGGCGACTATCCGAACACTAATTACCGCGCGTTCTTTAGTTTAGGCGGTCCACTGGAGAAAAAAGGCAGGCTAAAATACATTGACGGATGCTCGGACTCGCTTTTAATACCGCCTGTCAAACTTGGAGACCCCTGTTTAAACCACCTGCACTTTCCTCCAGATATAAACCAGACCCAGCACACCCATCCTACGCATAGAATAGGTATTGTTACAAGCGGTAGCGGTAAATGTATTACCCCGTTCGGTAATGTAGACCTAACTGAGGGGACCATTTTTATCATTAAAGCCTGGGACGGTAAAACATACAAAGTAGGACTCGACACTCCAGACATGTACCCCGTCGGCCAACACGCGTTCCAAACTATTTGTAGCAGTATGGACGTAGTGGCGTTCCACCCAGATAGCGATTTTGGTCCAACCGACCTGAACCACCCAATGATTAACCGAACTATTGTCGACGGAGTAAGCGCTAACGCCTTGCCCGATATTCAAACCAAATAACCCGCTATGCTAAAGCAGAAACAAAAGGAACAGAACAGTCGCTTTATAAGCGCCTGGAACGGTATACAGGACCTCGTTTCTAAAACACAGGTTGACAACCGTATTGATAGAACGGTTGAAGCCATGAAGCCCGTATTGAATAACAAGCGGTATGGCATGGCCTGGTCGGGAGGAAAGGATAGCGTCGTACTGGACCACGTTATAAAACAACTGGGTAAAGAGTACCCTTCCTGCTTAGGTATGACAAACGACCTGGAGTATCCAGAGTTCCTTTCCTGGGTTACAGTGAACATGCCCGACGACTTAATGGTAGTCAATAGCGGTCACAGCCTACTGTGGCTTGCCGACAACCAGGAATGGCTATTTCCTAAAACGAGTGAGCAGGCCGCGAAGTGGTTCAAGGCGGTCCAACATCATGCTCAAAATAAGTTTGTTCAGGCTAAACGTCTGGACATACTCCTAACAGGCCGCCGCCGACTGGATATGAACTACACGGGCGTTAACGGTATATACACTAACAAGGCGTCGGGTATTACCAGGTATTCGCCACTATACGACTGGACGCATGAGGAGGTGCTAGCGTGTATGTCTTACTACCGTCTACCAGTGGCGCCGTTCTACCGATGGCCAAACGGGTTTGTAGTAGGTAGCGGTAACTGGGCGGCCCGTCAGTGGACAGGCTCGGTGTTTCAGGGCTGGCGTGACATAGCGGCTATAGATAGGACTATTGTTTTAAAGGCGGCTGAATACATAGATAGCGCGAAAGAGTATGTGCGGGTTGTGGGGGTTTAATAACCAGGGTAAACTAGACCTGGATACAGTCGCGCGTATAATTGAGGCGGCGGACGAACGCGGCGGGCATGCATACGGGGTGTTTGGTATCCGTAAAAACGGGCAACACTTTACGTATAAATCCAGTGGGCGGAGTAACACCCGTTTATTGCTAGCACTGATAGGCGACGCTAAGCTGGTAATAGGCCACAGCCGACTGGCGACAAGCGGCGACCTTAGCCTGCTAAACGCGCAACCGATTATAACGCCAGGCGGGGTACTGGTCCATAACGGAAACGTGGAGGGACATACGGAAATAATGCAGCGGCTAAACTACCAGCCCTTTACACGAAACGACAGTGAAGCGATAGCTCCAATGATATTAAACAGCGAAGCGTATAACCACCTGGTAGGCGCTTTCTTGTTTATACGGATTAAGGACTTAAAAGCGGAACTCATAACCTATAAAAACAGGCTTCCATTGGTAGAGGCTGAAATAAACGGCGTAACATATTACTGCTCAAAAGAATGGCGAAGATACTAAAGAAAAAACACCTAGACGTCGACTGTGTAACAGCGGCTAAAGACAGACTGAAAAACCTATACGCAAGTTACGACAAAGTGGTCGTCGACTTTTCGGGCGGGAAAGATAGCACTGCTATGCTCTACCTTACTATAGAGGTTGCGCGCGAAATAGGCAAGCTACCTGTAGAGGTCATATACATTGACCATGAGGTGGAGGGTATTGGAACGGCTAACCTAGTTGAGGCAGTGTCGAATATGCCTGAGGTTAACTTTATCCGTTATGCGCTGCCCTTTTCGCTACGGAACGCATGTAGTTTTAACGCTCCCAAATGGTTTCCCTGGCATCCAGAGGAAAAGGAGTTGTGGGTTCGTCCGCTTCCAGCCGACGCCGTTACCCATCTGGAGGGGTATATCTTTGAAACAGACCCGAATTTTGAGCATATGGACGGCCTGCCTTTTAGAGCAAACGCCGTAAGGAAGTACATGGACTTTGAGCAGGTATGTCAGCTCCACATAACGAACTATGAAAAGCGGGGCGTTTCGGCTATTTCCTTAATCGGCATACGCGCGCAGGAAAGTCTAGCCCGCTTTACTATTATGAGCCGTAAAAAGACGGAGTGTTATGTTAGCACCGCCGTACCAAAAGCATATCCTATTTACGACTGGAATGCTACCGACGTTTGGAAGTATATCCGTGAAACAGGTTTACCCTATAACACTGAATACGACCTAATGAATAAGACGGCCACCTATAACCAACTGAATAAGCAGAGGGTCGGGTCC